CAGAAACCCCGAGAAACCCCCAGAAACAGCGCTTCTCCTGCCTTTCTCTGAAAGTTTTTTTTTCTAAAAAGCGTCATTATGTCGGCGTCATAATGACGCTATAGACAAAATGACGCCGTCCCCGGAATGCAAAAAACCCGCCGAAGCGGGGGATTGAATCTCTTGAAATGGAATCTCTATCCGTTAGGATTGAATCTCTATCCTGGGGAAAGTTGAATCTCTGTATTCAGAAGTTGAATCTCCTTTTTGAAGAGTTGAATCTCCTTTTTCCCCGCTGTATCCCGGCAAGCCAGCCGAGTCCGGACTCCCCGCAAAGCTAAGGAATCCGTCACATTCAGGGCGTACGTGTCACTCCAACTGCAGCGCGCTTGTATCAATAGCCTGGTACACCAGAGCGCCGAATCCCGTGATTCCTTGCGATTCCGCCCGTTGGATTGTCCGGGCGGACACGCCTAGCGCATGCGCGAATTCTTTTTGTGACATTCCTGTTTTGGCGCGGATGCAAAGGCATTCCGCCCGTTCAACTCTCATTCCGAATTCTCCCTGTATATATATAAGTGTGCGACTTATCCGACTCCGGCGACAAAATGGCGCATGATTCGGTTCCGTATTATAACGCCTGTTTCACCAAAAATCCATTAAAACAAGCGCCATTTTGACGCTATAGACAAAATGACGCATAATTACAAAACACGACAAAATGACGCAATATTGTTGTTATCTACAAAAACATGACAAAATGTCGCTTTTTATGCTTGCACGACAAAATGACGTGGTGTATAGTCTGAGTATGGACACGGCGAACAAGCCGTCCGAACAAAAAAGGAATGCACAATGTATATTATTGAGAAGAAATCACCCGCAACCAGCTTTTATATAATCCATCGCGGCCTCGACAAGGAAGCTTCTGATGACTTCCTGGTCGCAATGGCGGCGGGTGGGTATGACAAGAGTGCTACGGACGGAACGTGTGACCTTGAGAACGGCACAGCCAGTCACGTAGACGGCGGGGACAGAATCGAATATCGCGCTTTGTTTGTTGACTAATTCAAAAACCAGAGAAAGGGAGAGACAAATGAACGGTTATAAAGCTTTTTACAAAAAAAAAGTAATAGATGTGTACGCGGAGACATCCTACGAAGCACAACAAAAAGCCGCCAAGGACTTCAAGGCAAAAAAGTCATATGAAGTTACCGTGCTTCTTTGCGAAAAGAACGGCGTGCCTGTGGAACATACCGCCACTTAACTAATACGCCTTTTGTATCAATCCGCCTTGGTGCAAGCCTCGGCGGATTTTTTTTTGCGTGCGACTCCAGTGACAAAATGTCGCTTTTTATGCTTGCACGACAAAATGACGTGGTGTATAGTCTGGATATGGACACGGCGAACAAGCCGTCCGAACAAAAAAGGAAACAGACAATGCAAAAAGACTTTCAAAAGTTCATCGCCAATAAAAGTTTGGCTAACGCAAAAAAGGTTTTGAAACATGCCGCCAAAATGTCCGCTCAATGCGTGTATTTTGCAGAAATAGCCGAGGCGCGCGCTATTGTGGACGCAGCTTAACAAAAACAGAGAAAGGGAATACACAATGTTTGCGGAAGTTCTTGACAACGAATCGTTGGAATTCGTGAACGATAACACTGATCTTCTATCGGAATTCCAGAGCCTGGCAGTCATGCCGGATTTTAAAAACTAAGCCGTACATATGTATCAGATCATACGTCCTGAATTTTTACGGATTGACCGAAGAAGAATTCAATGACGCGGAGAGGGACAACCAATGATTCGCACAATCCTTATAGGCGCGGCCATTGGTCTTATGCTTTACCCCGCGATATGGGGGTATTGCTGGCTGCTATGGCGAATCGGACAATTTTTGAACTGAAAGGAAAACACACAATGACGACTCTCACTATATACATAGGCACGGGGAGGCCCATACCGCCGCCTAACTAATACGCCTTTTGTATCAATCCGCCTTGGTGCAAGCCTCGGCGGATTTTTTTTTGCGTGCGACTCCAGTGACAAAATGGCGCGGGGAATTAGCCAGCACAGAACGCCATAGATCAATCAAGACTGCGTTATTTCAAAATCCGTACATATGTACGCGGGGAAAAAGAACGCATACGCGGGGAACGTCATATAATGATTCCAGCCGCAAGGATAACCCCAGAATGACGCTATTCAGAAACGTGTATCATGCGGGGAATTAAAGAACTGGTTTGTAGGTAGAACGTCATGCCATAGGGGTATGTACGCTTTCCCTTGCCGCGTTCCCATGCAAAATATCACGGAAACGCACGGCCAGCAAGGGTTTTCTAGGTGTACGTCGAAATGTCACCTGGAGTCAGATTGAAAACAACGATAGGGCATCCCACCTCTAAGGTAGAGATAGTCATTGAATGGGGTGCAAATCAAAATTGAGGCTGTCAAGGGTAAAAACTGTCGCATGCAAAAAGTCGGTACAGGGATTCAAAAAATACCAGGGCGTGCAAGCATTTTTACCGGGGAAAAAATTTGAACTTCCGGGGCATATGCATTGTGCATGCACAGGCATCTCCCGCCGATTTCTGGATGACAACCTTCGTACATATGTACAACCTGTCAAGTGCAAAGATGCCTTGTCAACTTCTCCGAATCATGCTTGAATCCAGCATGAAGCTCATCAGGAAAATACAGCATCCCCGCAGGGAAAGCACGCAGGCTGTACCCCGCGAGGCGCAAGTCGAGACTGGACCGAAGCCCGGGTACGAGAAGTACCGCGAAGAGCACACCCAGCTCAGTTGGGACATTATCAAGTACAAGTGCATGTACACCACCCCGAACGCGTTGCTAAGAGGCTGCACGAGGAACTCAGCATCCCGGATGCAGTGCACGATCAAATGGAGATCCGGTACCTGAAGATCAGCCGGAAGTTCAAGAAGCCGAACACAGTCGTGCATAAAATGTACCCCGGTCTGGATGAAACCACGATTGACTACAGCAATGCTATGCAAGAGGTTGACTTCACCTGCCCGTCCGTGCAGCTTGTCCTGAGCAAATACGGAACGAGCAGTACAACAAAATGAGTACATACGTACAAGCAGAGGGCACATGGAACGCGAAGATATTTTAAAAAAGGCTGAAGAGTTAATTAACGGGGATCGCGCCAAGAGTTACGGGCCTGTGTACTCTAATTTTAAGAGAATCGCGGATTTATGGTCCGCGTACCTCGGGATTCCCCTGAAACCCGAAGATGTCGCTATGATGAACATTCTTCTGAAAGTCGCCCGTGCAAAACACGATCCCACGCACATTGACAACGCTATTGACATCGCAGGGTACGCAGCTCTCGCTGGGGAAATAGCAACAAAGGATTAAAAAATGGCAAAGCTCATTAGAAAGATACCAAAACCCATGCAAACCGTAAAGGCAGAGCCTTCCGATGCTCCCGTCAGGGATACCCCTGTCAGGAAAGCACCCCCCAGAGCAGGGCCGGAGTTCAACCCGGCAATCGTGCAAAAAATCTTGCGGGCTGTGTACTTGGATGGTCTGCATCGCGGCGGCACGGAGAAGCCTGAGATGACGGATGCACAGATAGACATGAACTGCCTTTTTTACGGCGCTCCTGTCCGTGCCGCTCTGCGGGAGTGCGTCCGTTTGGGCCTGATCCAACCTGAGGACTTGAAATGACATCAGATTTTTTCGGGACTCAAGGTAAAAAGTACCAAGCTATAACAGCGGACCCACCGTGGACCTTCGAAGTGCATAGTGAAAAAGGCAAGGACCGCAGCGCAGAGCAGCATTACAAGACAATGACTCTTTCTGACGTACAGGCGTTGCCTGTGTCGGATATAGCGGCCAAGGATTGTGTTCTGTTCCTATGGGTCACGATGCCGAATCTTGTGCAGGGTATCGAGACTATGCAGGCATGGGGTTTCGAGTACAAAACAGTAGCATTCACTTGGGTTAAGCGGAACAAGAACTACAGCGGGTTCTTCATGGGTTTAGGGTACTGGACCCGTGCAAACGCGGAATTGTGCCTCCTTGGTACACGCGGGAACCCGAAACGGATCAATGCTGACGTGAAGCAGTTAATTATGTCCCCGCTAAGGGAGCATTCCCGTAAACCAGATGAAGTGTACCCCTGCGTCGAGCGTCTTGTGCCCGGGCCATACATGGAGTTATTCGCCCGGCAGAGGTACTCAGAAAAATGGGATTGTTGGGGTAATCAGACGGATAAGTTCAAAAAGAGAGGGGCACTTAATGTCGGAGTTCCTGAGTAAAGTCCTATCTCTTGCCCAGCAGGGCAATCAACCGCAGAAGATTGTTCTGCAAGTCGAGGTCCAGCAATCCCGGCGCTGGTATCTGTTCGTTTTCGCGCTCTGGGCGGCATCCGCCGCGCTGTTCGTAGCTAAGGACTTCATCTTATCCGCGCTATGGGGATTTTTCTTTTAAAAACCCAAAAACCCTGTTTTTTAGAATTTAATTGCGTGTGCAATCCAAGGTGCTACAATACAAGAAACAAGTTCGGTGAGAAAATGCAGTTCGACACAGGGAATGTACCACTAGCGCGGCGGGTTAAGCGGGATCTTGACCTGAATTTGAAATTCAAGCGAGTGCTTGAGGCGTACTGGTCCCGCCTCGGGCACAAAGTCCAAATACAGATGGAGTTCCACCCCGTGAACAAGGTGTACACACTGAGATCTGATCTTGTGGACGGCATCCCCACAGGGAACCTCTCCGAAAAATGCGTACAAACTGTTTTAAAATTCAAGGCACCGAGTCCGTATGGCTAAGTACCAAAAAGTTCTGAATCCGAAAAAGAGAGGCCGTAAAAAACTGCTCCTTGCGGATTATTTCAAAGAGTTCACCGAATCAGAAATACTTCAGATTGATTTCATGCTGAACAACAGCGAGCGGTTGGAAGATATTGTTGAAGTCATTCAGAAAAAATTCAATAAAAAGACGCATACAAGCAACCAGTACCTAAGTAAAAGACTGAGTCTGTACAAGCGGAATATTTTACAGCCCAAGATATTCACGCAGATTCAAGATGTGGATGTGTACAAGGAGCTGCTCGCTCTGAAAACGAAAGTGGACTCCATGAAGGAGTTCACAGTGCTTGTCCTGACCCAAAAGAAGAGGCTGGAGCGTGCCCTGAAGCTGGAGCTGATCGCGGGGGTATCCGAGCGGTACGCTCGTCAGGAAGTGAAATTAATGGCTGATATTCTGGAGAAACTGGCGAAGCTCCAGATGGAGACCGGGATTCTACCACGAGCGCCGAGGGTTGTTTCTGGGGAGTTCGAATTCGATGAGCAAGATCCCTCAAAGATCACGTACCAAGTCACGGAATCCTTTATGAAGGCTCTGGATGATATTGAAACAGAGTACAAGGATATTACGGACGACTTGATCCAAATACCGCAGGGGTGAGGATGGTATCCCCTAAAACAATACAAAATAAAATAAGCCTGTCCGTGAACATTGAGACGGCGGAGAAGCTGCTACGCAGCCTCGGGCCGCAAGGCGAGATCGTTCTTGAGAAGTTCAAGAAAGTGCAACCGCTGGATAAACGGTTCCAGTTGTACATCGCGGGCGCGAAGCTTATCAAGCAAGAAGTCACGCGAGCAAAAAAGTACCGTGAGCTTCCCGTGGACATCGAAGTATTCGTGACCGATCCTCGGTATCTAAATATGCCTCTCCGCAAGAAGAAGGCGGATGGTGAGTGGGAAGGGGAGCTGTACCCTAAAGTTCTAGAAGAACTGAAAGCTATCTGTGCAGGGGATTACATTGAAGTAGTGCTCACAGGATCTATAGGCAGCGCCAAGAGTACAGTGGCCCAGCTTTTAATGGCCTACCACCTGTATTTGGTATCAATTCTGCGCGAACCGCACGCTGAGTTCGGCTTGATGAAAGCAACCGAGATCGTGTTCATTTTTCAGGCGATAAACGCGAGCACAGCCAAGAAAAATTTTAATGATTTTAAAGCTATGGTCGATGGTTGCAAGTATTTCAGAGCGAAATTCAATTACGATCATAGTGTAGAATCAGAATTACGGTTTCCCGGTAGAGTAGTCGTGCGCCCTGTCTCTGGTTCAAGTACAGCGGCTATTGGGCAGAATGTCATCCAGGCGCACCTGGACGAACTGAACTACATGGCCGTTACTGATAAATCTAAACAATCTCGGGAAAAAGGGACGCACGATCAAGCATGGGAGAACTACAACTCGCTCGTTCGTCGTCGAAAAACCCGATTTATGAAACAGGGTAAGTTACCGGGTCTTTTCTTGCTTTCCTCATCAAAGAGATACCCCGGTGAGTTCACTGACATAAAGATAGCCGAGGCAAAAAACAACAAGCAGATATACGTGTACGATAAACGGACGTGGGAAATAACACCTGAAGGGACTTTTACAGGAAAGTGGTTCCGTTTGTTCGTGGGGGATCTGATACGAAAACCGAGAATACTAGGTCCGCTAGAGCAAGTCCCTAAAGAAGATACTCGTCTGGTGATGGAGATACCTGAAGAGTTCAGGCAAGATTTTGAAAACGATATTCTATCTGCGCTAAGGGACGTTGCGGGCGTGGCGACGATGGCGCTCGCCCCGTTTATCATAGAGGTGGAGAGAGTAGCCAAGTGCTTCGGGACAAGAAAAAGCGTTTTGTCACTAGAGACTTGCGATTTTGTGACTAGGCAACTTCAGATTTTCCCCGGTAGATTCGATAACAAAGAGCAACCACGCTTTGTACATGTGGACTTGGCCCTTACTGGGGATAGTGCGGGCGTCGCGTGCGGGTACGTGCCGGGGTTTGTACCTATAAAGAGATCAGAAGATTCCGTTGAGGTGCTACCAAGGATAGCCTTTGATTTTATGTTAGAAGTACCAGCACCACCGAACGCCGAAATAGATTTCGCAAAGATACGCACATTGCTGTACAAGCTCAAGGAACTCGGGTTGAATATCAAATGGGTTTCATACGACGGCTGGAATTCCGTGGATTCTCTACAGATTTTAAGGCGTAAGGGGTTTTCAGTCGGGGTGCAGTCGATGGACCGAACAATGCTACCGTACGAGATTACAAAAACCGCTTTCATGGACAATAGTGTCAGTGCGCCTGTGCATCATAAGGCTTATATCGAGCTTATCTCACTGGAACTCGATACTAAAAAAGGTAAGGTGGACCACCCAAGTCATTCATCAAAAGACTGTATTTCAGGGGATACGGAGGTTCCTTTGCTTAAAGGAGGCTTTTCTAAGATAGAAGCTTTGGTCGGGCAAGAAGTGTGGGTGTACTCTTGTTTGCCTGATGGGAAAATCGTTCCTGCTCTGGCCCGAAATATTCATAAAGTAGGCGATTCTGAAGTTGTGCGTGTTTATTTAGATAACGCGGCCTATTTAGATTGTACGCCGGACCATGAAATCATGTTACGGGATGGTACTTTTGTCCAAGCTGGTTCTTTAAAAGCGGGCGACAGTTTGATGCCATTATATATGCAGGTGTCAAAAGCGAACTCTAAATCAGGGTTAAACGGGTATGAGCAAATATGGTGTAATAAAGAACAAAAATTTGTTTTTACGCATCAGAGAGTTGCGCAGCATGTTTTTAATTTCGCCTACGGTAATAAA